AATAAAGCCGTTATATTATCTTCTATCTTATAGTCAATAGGAGCGTTTATAACCTCGTGATTTTCTTCTAAGGCTACATAGCTATCGTCTGTCGTTTTAGCTATTACCTGCTGCGTTAATTTGTTGAGTATTAATTTCATAATTTTAAACTAAAATGTATATTACTGTTTTATTAAAACCACTAATCATTGCCCTTAAACCATTTGCGGCTGAAACCATGTTTGAATTATTGTTGTTTACTGTTGCAAATGTACCGCTATTTTCGTACGTTGTTGTTCTTCCTATTGGGCTTGAAGATGCCCCTAATCCTATTGAATCGCCATTAGGCAACCTAATACCATCTAATGAATTTATAGTAGGAACTGATGTTGAAGATGTTCTATTCCATGCAAAAGAAAAATGCCCACTCGTTGAACTACTTTGGAATGCTCTCAATAAAATAACTTTAGTGTTTAACGGTACAAAGGTTAAAACTGAATTTGTTAAGGCTGTAACTCCCCTTTCTGTTATTTGACGTTGTACTTGCGTTGGATTAGCTTGGTAAGCTGATAATGCTGTATCACTATTCCAAACTGCTAGTTTTGCTGTTGAAGATGTAAATACGGCATCTGATGCGGTGTCTGATGCTGCAACTGCATTCATAGCTGTACTTGAAGCTGCTACTGCATCCATAGCCGTACTTGATGCTGCTACTGTCGTCATAGCTGTACTTGAAGCTGCTACCGCATCCATAGCTGTACTTGATGCTGCTACTGCAGTCATAGCTACACTTGATGCTGCTACTGCATTCATAGCTGTGCTTGATGCTATTACTGCATTCATTGCTGTGCTTGATGCTGCTACTGCATTCATAGCTGTGCTTGATGCTGCTACTGCATTCATAGCTGTGCTTGATGCTGCTACTGCATTCATAGCCGTACTTGATGCTATTACTGCAGTCATAGCTGTACTTGATGCTGCAACTGCATTCATAGCTGTACTTGATGCTGCTACTGCATTCATAACAACACTAGACAAAGAAAATGCTTCCATAGCAACACTAGAATCAACTACTGCATCCATAGCAGTTCTTGAAAAAACAATTGCTGCTGCCCCGTTTGGAGCTGAAATTAACTGCGTAAACTTAGCAGCTTTTCCCTCGCCAGAAATCCACGTTGCGAAAGATGCAGGAGTTACGTCATTAGCCAAAAGCACTTGTAACGCTTCTGCATCTCCGTTGAGCAGTACAAAGTGGTCAAGTAGTGTTTGTGCTACTTCCTCACTACCGCCACTTGGGTATAATTCTGATAAATTAATCATATTGTTATTATTATATTATTGTCCAATTATTGTCCAGCCTAAAATATCGCCTGTAAATACCAATCTAAAACCTGCGTATGCTGTGTCTATTGTCAAGTTTTCTTCTAAGCCTACTATCTTTTTGCCGTTTCTTGCTATTATAGGGCTTGGCGTTGCACTTAAATTACTAACTTCTACCCAATCGCCTGCCGTTGGTGCAATAGGCAGCGTTAATGTTACGTTGCTAGTAAATACATAAGCTTCTTTTACCGTTGCATTGGTAGCGGTGGAAATTACGTTTACAGGATAGTTATAAGTTAAATTTTGCTTTAAATCTAAAGCGGTTTGAGTTGCTGTTGAAACAGGCTTATTTGCATCACTTGTATTATCAACATTCTCTAATCCTAAACTTGATTTTGTTTGATTGGTAACGCTTTCAAGTCTGCTAATTTCAGTATCTAGTATTAAACTTTTATCTGTAACTTTATCAACTTTCCCGCTTATATCTTGATTGGTAACACTTGCAAGCCTTGAAATTTCGCTGTCTAATATTAAGGACTTGTCGGCAACTTTGTCAACCTTAACGCTTATGTCTTGGTCGCCTGTATTTAAACCGCTTGTGTTGGCTAATTTAACTATCTCGGCTGCGTTTACAAGTCTTTCTCCAGCAACTATGTCAACTTTTAAATTTAAAGCGTCTTGGGTTGCCGTTGAAACTATTTTATCTGCATCGCTTGTGTTTTCAACATTGCCTAAACCTACCATTGTTTTAGTAAGTCCGCTTACTGTTCCTGTAAATGTAGGGCTTGCTATCGGTGCTTTTAAATCTAAATTAATGTTTGTGGCAAATGGAGTTAAATCTTGGTCGCCTGTGTTAACTCCGCTTGTATTAGCTAGCCTTGTTATGGCTGAATCTTCAATTAAAGAACTTCCTGTTACCTTATCTACTTTAACGCTTAAATCTTGGTCGCCTGTGTTAACTCCGCTGGTATTAGCTATAACATCGGCTTGCGCTGTGGTTAGGCTTATCTTATCGTTGTTAGCTAAAATGTCATTAGCTTGTTGGGTTGTAATTCCTACCTTTAAAGTGTTAACGCCAATAGCATCCGATTGCTCGATGCTAATTCCTACTTTGTCGCTATTAAATAAAATAGCATCCGCTTGCTCGTTTGATATTCCAATCTTATCAGTATTAGCTAAAATTGCATCGGCTTGGATTGTTGTTATTCCTACCTTAGAATTATTGGATAAAATATCACTTGTTTGTTGTGCGCTTATTCCAACTTTTGCGGTGTTGGCAATAATTGCATCAGATTGTATTGTTGTTATTCCTGTCTTTAAAGTATTGGCAATTATCGCATCGGATTGCGTATTTGTTATTCCTACCTTTGCATTATTCGTTACAATATTTGCAGCTTGTCCAGTTGTAATACCAGTCTTTAAATTATTGTTTTGAATATCACTAGCTTGCTCTGTACTAATTCCTACCTTTAAAGTATTAGCTGCAATTTCATTAACTTGGTTTGTGGTAATTCCTACTTTGGAAGTATTGGCAATAATAGCGTTTGACTGATTAGAAGTTATGCCAATTTTTAGCGTATTTAAAGCTATCGCATTATTTTGATTAGTTTGTTCTAAGTCTAGTAAATCAATAGCATCTGCATTTAATAAAATACCAGACACGTCTTGATTAGTAACGCTTGCAAGCCTTGCAATTTCACTATCTAAAATTAGACTTTTGGCAGTAACCTTATCAACTTTATCGGTGTAAACTTCTAAAAAATTACTGTTTACCTTAATGAAAGCATTTCTTAGCTTATCGCCTGTTCCATCATTCGGGGTTGTTCCAGTATTTATAATTTCGTTTGCCATTTTCTTTTTTTAAGAATATTTGTAGTTTCTCTAAATTTATTTGCGCTTTCTTGTTGAGTTTTACCTCATTTTTTTTTCTATCCATTCGTCAACTGTTAGGGTTCTAGTTTCTAAATACCAACTGCCAAAACTTGGCTTTTGCGGGTTTATGATATTATCAGTTCTGCTTACATACTCTGGTAACCTTGACTTACATAGCCATTTATACATCCGTTCTGCGAACATATCCGCTTTCATTCTCATTTCATTTATTAAACCATTTAACATTTTAGCATCAATTGGCGTTGTATTTTGCGGACTTGGTACAGATATACCATTATTTGCAACTGTGAAAGCTCCTACCTTTAAAAACTCTAAAGCACCTTGTCTAATTAAAAAAGGCTTAATATAATCACGATGCAAAATTAGGTAATCATCTTCTAACGTGCCAGCCTCGAAATCGGTTTCTATTTTTAGATATAGCTCCTCGCCTAGTAACTCCTCGAGCCTTGACATTTGCGCATCTAAGATACAAATTCTAAGTCTATCAACGTCAATATTACCCCCTAATACGGTGTTATCTGTTATTTCATTATCTGTCAATAATACTATCATAGTCTTACATATCGTGTGGCGCAATATAGCCACGTTTGTCCTCTGGTGTTGGTAATATTTCGCCAGCTTTTCTAGCTTGTGCTGCTGTAAATCTTTCAGCTAGTGGGTTGTTTACATCTGCTTTTAATAAATAAGTTTCACGAACCCAAAAATGCTTACAAGTTCCAAACCTAAAACTAGCAGAAAGTTTGCCCCCACCTTTCCACGCCCAAATATCATAAGGAGCGTTCGGACTTGGACTCATTCCAAAACCAGGATTTACATTTTTCATAGACATCATATCTATATCTTCTTTTCTGTAAAGCTTATTTTTAGACATCATTAATTTGCAAAAACTTCTTTCTGGATTTTGGTTTCCAGAATACCTATAACGGCTCTTAAATAGTTCCCCGTCTATTTCAGATTTTGAATTAGGTCTTGCAGTTCCTGCACTTGCTAAAGATACCTTACCAATTATTTGTAAGCGATATTCCTCGTTCAATGAGGTTATAAGGTTTTGCGTTTCATCTTCATTCTCATAGTCCACTGGTGCGCTTTCTAATAGCTCCCATTGCGCTAAATCTATATCTTCGCCATAAGCATCTAAATCAATTTTAAATTCTTTTGAAAGTGCAAAATTTTCTTCTGTGGCTTTTTGCCTTAACGGAATAAAATCTAAATTACTAATCCCTTTTATTTCTTCTATTGCGTCAATTAAAAGCTCCTGCAAGGGCTGTATTACGTTAATGTAGGTTTCATTAAAAGCTACTTCTATCTCGTCCGCTGTTGAGCTGAATCCACTCGCTTTGTTTATTCCTAAAATTGCACCGCTTACCACTTTATGGGCTACGCAAATTTTGTCTTGCGCTTCTTGGGTTAAAAATGTATATTGTTCGTGTGCGCTTGAAACCTCTAAGGCTTCAACCGTTGTCGCTTCTTCTTTGTTGTTATTAAAGGAAAGTAAAAATTTACCAGCGTTTGTGCTACCTGTTAATTCGTTTCTTATTTTTTGCGAATGCTTTTTAATATCTTCTTCGCTTTCTGGTTTTCCACCGTTTACATTTATAACGTGTCCGAATGATAAGCCATTTTTTACGTGGTTTACATAGTAGTTAGCAAGTTCACTTTCCAATTCGCAATAAGGTAAAGCAGAAATATAACTAGGATTGTTAAAATAGAATTGCCCGATCTGGTAACTACTAACAATATAAATTTGACTTTCTGAACCTTGACCATATCCAAAAGCTTTAATTTCTTTTGCTGGATATTTACGTAAATCCATCCAGTCAAAACTATAAAAGTAACTTTCTATTTTTCCGTCCTTTGCCTTTGCTGGTAATATTTTAGATTTATCAGCGTGCTTTAAATTACCGTCTTTTAATATTTCAATTGATGCTTCGCCAAACATAACTAAGTCCGCACAAATTTTACTCAAATCTTTTTTGCTTATAAAATCCTGTTGTATATTTAAACCTTTGCCAAAAGTAAAACGGCTGTAAGAATTTATAATTGCGCTATTTGTAGCCGAACCGTAATAAGAATTTATAATGTCCTTATACATCTGATTATCTTCGCCATTCATAACCCAATCTTTACTCATGGATTCCTTTATGACTGGACGTACATAGTCGGCTGCAAGTTTTATTAATTCTATCATATTGCTTTTGCTTTGCTTCTGTAAATTAGATTTTCATTGCTAAAAACCTCTATTTGATAACTTGCTTTTATTCTAAATTCAAAATCAAAAAATACCTCCATAAAATCTGATATAAAAAAAGAGTTTAAGGGTATTGAAAATTGAGTATTTTTTAACTCGTCATGGATTTTAATAAGTGTCGGTTGTGTATATTCTCGAGGTATAAATTTTAAAGAATGACCTTGTAAAAATTCAGCGGATACAAATATTAGATTGTTATCTACGCTTATAAATTCGCTATCAATGGTAATTTCTAAACCTACCTCGTCAACATTAAAATAGTCCATATCTTATAAACGTAAAATTTTAATTATTTTACAAAAAAAAAGCTTTGATTAAAACCAAAGCTTTTCTAACTAACCAAAAAACTAACTTATACTACTGGTGGGTTTGTAATTACAACCTCTGATACCGTTGCTAATAACGCTGTCTTAGCAGCTGCGCTAAGAAATGGAGCGTATCTTGGTTCTTCTGCGGTCAACTCTATTGTGTAACCGCTTAAATCGCCTTTAGCCAATCCCGTAACCGCTGAACCATTGCTAGCTTTTACTGAATTTTCAATACCCATTGCCTTAATATTGTCGTTGTAGTCCTCAACAAAAACAACCATTCTGTTAATCATCATCAATTCAAGTTGATTTTGGGTATCTGCCCCTTGGAAAGGTATAGTTCCTGTCAAAACTTGAGTAACAAACTTATTTCCGTTATCCCAGCTAATTGTAGGGGTTTCGGTTAAGCCTTGTAAATTTCCAGTAAACTCCCATTTAAAGGTTTCTGCAATACTTCCAACCGTTGCTATTGAGCCGCTTGCCTCTGTGATGCCGTAATCAGCGTACAGGGCTATGTAAATATTCTTTACACCCCCCATACCTTTTAGGCAATCAACTAAGCGACCTTTTGTTATAAAATCACATGCCATAATTTATATATTTTTTAAAAAAAGGCACTACTTAAAGTGCCCTTTATTTGATTAGACAATAGGAGTTCCGTAAAAAACTACTTCAGCTCCGTAAATTAAGGCAGTACCTAAATTGTAAACTAAAGTACCCCTTACTTTTCCTGTATATAAAGGAATAGAATCCTCATCAACCGCTTTGATTTCGTTGTGGTCTGCTAAAGCTCCTGTAACTACTTTCAAGTTTTTAGGGTCTGCTAAAATCATTGTATTAGCTGGTAAACCTCTATCAACTACCATTGTGTAATCCCCAAAAACTAAAGCAGTATTGGCGTTTCCACCCAATCCGTTAACCGTACCTTGTCCGATTAAATAGAAGTTGTAAGCCTGTGCTATGTTTCGAGAAACTGATAAAACTAAATCAGAACCATTTAAGCTATCTGGACTAGCAGCGACTACTTTTTCAAGTTCAGCTAATACGTTTGTCTTAGTAACAGTTGTGGATGCTACGTCAATAACAGTTGCATCGTCTGAAAATTTCTTTAAAAATCCATCATAACCGTTAGTAGCATCCACAGCTTGCCAAACATTTCTACCTATTTTTTCCGCGTGTTGCGCTAATTTATCTGCAATAATACCGTCTAAAATTTCTTTAGAAAAATTATCGTTGTGAGCTGAACTTCCTAAATCTTCTGCACTCCATGTAGCTCTAAAATCTTCTTTACATAAATCAAAATCTGATTTAAACTTTACAGGGGTTGTTGCAACCTCTGCTAAAGTGATAGAACCCTCTGGAATAAATCCACAAGAATATTCACGTTCTCCATCTGTGGTTTGTAGTTTACGAAAAGATATTTTTTCGTTTACGTTTTCTAATAGCTCTACTGAACCGTTAGCAAAAGCATCAGTCGCTTTGTAGGCTTTTAAAAATAAACCTCCAGCAACTTTGCCGTTGTAGTTTGATTGTACTGTTGTTGTTGTTGCCATTTCTTAATTTGCGTTTTGCATATGCATTAATAATTTCTCTTTTAGATTTTTAGGCTCTTTAACCTCGTGGTTTGGCTTTGGTGCTGTTAATTGAACAACGGCTGGTTTAACCACATCTTTTTTCATTTCAGCTTTAAAAGTTGCTAATTGCTTAGATACTTCCTTTGCCATTTCTACTGAATAGCTAGATAGTAATTCCATAACTTTTGCTAATACTTCGTCTGCATTAGACAAAGCTACTTCTGCTTCGGCTTCTGCTACTTCTTTAACCTCGGCAACTTTACCGTCTGCGATTGTAACTTCGATTTTTTCAAAGCTATAAGTTTCATTTGGTAACGCTTGGGTCATTTCTGCATCCGTAAACATTGCAGTTCCCTCTTCAATTTGACCCTCGAAATATACTTCCGTTCCATCGGTTGTTATTTCGCTTGCCATTTTTACGTTAAGGGACTTAAAGCCATCCTTAATCGCTCCTAAAATAGTTTCAATATTCATATTTGTATTTAATTTAAAATTCTCGTCTATTTCAAACGCTCCATCTATTGAAACGCCTTTTATTTCTCCGCTTTTTATCTTCGCTAATACCTCGTCATCATCTACTCTAAAGATTGTAAACCAAGTTCCAATAGGTTGCTTAAATCCTTTTATTAAGCTCTTATCGTGTAGCTCATCTTCTTTAATCCAACTTTCAACAAACGTTACTCCGTTTAGTTTTACGTTTATGTCGTGCTCTAAATTTGAGTTATTTTGAAACCCATTCTTTTGAAAATTTTGTTGGGCAGATTGTATTACCTCTTTGCCGAAAACGATGTTAAAAGCAACTCCGTCCTTTGACATTCTTAAAACCTTTTGGTCTGGAATAAGTACAGGGGTCATAAACAGACGCTTTTTCTCGTCAACTACTTTTAACTGGACATCATAATCTTTATTCATTTGCACAAAAAACGCTTCAATGGCTGGGTCGGCAACTAAAGATATGCCGTAAACTCCCCTCGTTTGGTCTGGATTAAATTGGATTAGGTATGTTTCCATACTTACTAAACGAAATAAAGAAACCGATTTTACATTTTTAAGCATAAAAAAACCCGCACTTGTTAGGTGCGGGTTGTGATAATGGATGTTTGTTTTCTACTTTTCTAAGAAATAAATTTTAGCTTTATTACCTAGCATATCATTGTATTTTAATTCAATGTTAATTGAGCTTAAAATCTTTCCTGCGGTGTTCGCTAGTTCTTTACCGTCTTTTAATTCCATTTGTTTAGCTTTCATTTTTTCGTAGTTGTCAACTAAACTGTTTCGCAAATCTGTAATGTTTCTCATAATCTTTTTGTTTTGATTAATATTAATTTTAATTCAATTATTTCAGGGGTCATTTGTTCTTTGCTAAATCCCTGTTTCTCTAGCAATATTTTTAAATACTGACCGTTTAAGTTTTCTTTTATTTCTTGAAAATATTTTTTGTAATATTTAGCTATTTTAATTTTATTTTTTTCCTTATATTTTTTATTATGTTTAGCTATTTTAATTTTATTTTCTTGGTAATATTTTTTTCTGTTTTCATCTAATTTAATTTTATTTTCTTGAACATATTTTCTTTGATATTTAAGTAATTTAATTTTATTTTCTTGAACATATTTTTTTCTGTTTTCATCTAATTTAATTTTATTTTCTTGGCGATATTTTCTTTGATATTTAAGTAATTTAATTTTATTTTCTTGAACATATTTTTTTCTGTTTTCATCTAATTTAATTTTATTTTCTTGAACATATTTTCTTTGATATTTAAGTAATTTAATTTTATTTTCTTGAACATATTTTCTTTGATATTTAAGTAATTTAATTTTATTTTCTTGGTAATATTTTTTATCTCTTTCAGCTAGTCTAATTTTATTTTCTTGTTGATATTTTTTTGCGTATTCAGCATTACACTTTTTGCATTTTGCAGCAAATCCAAATTTGCCAAGTGGTCTAATACAAAAATTATCCGTTGTAGCGGCTAATTCTTTATGACATCCAGTACAAGTTTTTACCATAACATATAAAATAAAAAATGCCTTTCAAAATCTACAAAGGGTCTGATGCTTTGTGTCATTTAAAAGGCTATTATTTTTAGTTACCAATGGTTTCAGACCGTAACGTTTTACAAATATAATACTTTATTTAACCTAAACTAGCATTTTGAATAATATTTCTGTCTAAGCTTTGCTGGGTTGTAACTTCATTAGCCACTACATAAGCTCGCAAAGGTTGTGTCGGCTGCGTTCCTAAGCCTGTGGCAATTTGATTATCTAAACCTTGCGCTCCTACAATATTAAAACTAGGTGCTGTCTGGGATGGCATTGGAGCAGAACCACCCCTAGTACCACCACCTCCACCTCCACCGCCTAAACCTCCACTCGATGAAGTTATAGCGGTTGCTGAATTAATACCAGCGGCAAGAATAGATGCAATACCAGCACCAGCACTAATTTTTGTTGATGCAATTCCCTTCAATAAGGAAGCTGTATTTGCTGCAATAACTGGTATTGCTGAAATACCAAAAGAACCGATAGCGGCTGGGGTTGCTAAAGCAGCTTGATTAGCTAAGGCGATAGCAGCCGTTTGACCAGCAATAGACTTAGATGCACCTACAATAATATCTGCAACTGCTAAACCTTTTTGAACTACTAAAATACCCAAAGCAATAGCTTTATTTCTACCAGCAAATTGCATCAATAAATTTAAGCCTGATTGCAAAGCATTTCTTTTAGCATCTTGAAAAACTTGCTCAATTTCTATTAACCTTTGCGCTTCGTCTTGGGCTTCTTTTATTACTTTATCTGACCTTGTTTTATCTTCTGAATCAAATATAGCTTGTAGCTCTAACTCCTTTGTTCTTTGCGCTTCTTTTAACTCATCAGTACTTTGATTGTATAAAATAGCTTGTTCAATTAATGCTGCATATTGTAATTCTATTTGCAATAATTCCTCGGCTCGTCTTTCCGATTCGGTATCTATTTCAGCTTTCCTAATAGCTTCTAAAGAGTCGGCTCGCTCCTTTGCTAATCTAATATCGTCTTCGCCTTTTTTAATTGCATCTTGCTTTGCAACTTCGGACGCTTCATCACTTAACTTTTTGCGCTCATCACTTGCCGTTTTGGCGATTGTATTTATAGAAACTTCATAACCAGCTTGTGTATTTTTCAGTTCATTAAGTTTGTCCTTAGTTTCTTGAATTGCTTTATCACCCTCGATTGCAACTTCTTCTGGATCAAAAATTAATGTACTTACTTTGTCAAAAACTCCTGATAACCCAAAATCTTTACCAAACGCTTTTCCAATTTCGTCTATGGTATTTAATAAAATAGTAATTGGAGCGGATATAAATTGAAGTACACCGCTTAAAATATCTCTATTTCTTTTTGACGCTTCTACTTGTGCATCCCTTTGCGATTGTTGTGCAATAAGTTGAATTTCTAAAGATTTTATAACGTCCGCTGTTTGTTGCTTTTTAATATTTAGAATCTCGGTTTCTGTTTTACCTTGTAATTTTAAAATATTATCCTGACTGTTTAGGGTTTTAAGTTTCTGCTCCTCTGCTAATACATTTTTATTTGCAATTTCGCCTTGTTCTTTCATGTCCCCATTAATGCCACCAACTAAACCTGTGATGTCATCCCAATAAGAAGCTAGAACACCAACGGCAACAACTAGAGCACCAATTCCCGTCGATATTAATGCAGCCTTTGCACCCGTGGAAAATTTATTAAAAGAAGTTAAGGCTCTACCCATGCCACCTTTTAGCAAGTCGCTGGCTTCGTACGCATCTTTAAATCTTTGAGCTAAACCTCCTGTTATAGTATTTAGAACGCCCATTGCCCCTCCATTCTTTACGACTGAATCAGTTAGGCTATTTGTTGAAGTAGTAAATTTTTTATCTGTATCGCTTGCTGTTTGTTTTTTTAAGTTCAATTCTTGAACCGCTAAACCTTGGTCTTTTATAGAAGTTTTTAAACCATCAATTCTATCTTTTAGATTTTTTTGTTCGCCTAAAGCATTTGCTGGTGTTTTTTTTAGCTGTTCTTCTAAAAGTAAAAGCTCCTTTTTAAACTCAATAGTAATTTGTTTTTGTTGTAAAATTACATCGTTTAAATTCTCAAAACCCTCTACTGCTCCGCTGGTTTCTACATCTAAAATAATTACTTTCTTTTCAGCCATTGTCTAAATTCTTTAATTGTTGAGGGCATTTGATTTTTACCTTTGGCAAAGTCAATATTTTGACCTTGCCCCATTTCTATAAACGGTAAAATTTTTATTATTTCTCTTATCATAATTTTATGTGCAACTTCCTTCATAACTTAATGTTCCATCTCCATCGGTAATACTTATTGATCCATCTTGTGCGCAAACTAAAAGGCCAAGTTGACTACCACCAGTTGTTATTTCTCTTGAAATTCCATCACAGTCTATATAAGTAAATGTAATGCCCCGATTTTGTGTTGTGCTAGTTACTCTGATATTAAAACATTGTACAACTACTGGGCAATCTCTAGTTTCGCTTAATTCGCCACAAGCTGCACCGTTTCCGCTTTGAGGGGTTATAACAGTTCTTGTACGTGTTTGGGTACTCTGACCATCGCAGCTTGAATAAGCTGACCACTCCGATAAAACGCAATCTTGATTAGGTATGCAATCTCTATATTTTATTAACGCTTGGCAAGTTCCACCATTACTCGCTGGAGTTATAACTGTTCTTGTAGCATTTTGTTCGTTATTTGAACAAGTAGACCACTCACTCCATTCCGAAAGCACGCAATCAACAGGAGGGCAGTTTCTTGTTTCACTTAGTGCGCCACAAGCTGCACCTCCATCACTAGGCTGGGTTATTACTGTTCTAGTTCTGGTTTGTGTACTCTGACCATCACAAGTCGAATATTCGCTCCATTCGGATAGTACACAATCAACAGGGTTTAAACAAGCTTCGGTTTCGCTTAATACGCCACAAGCTAAACCGCCACCGCTTGCTGGCGTGATAACAGTACGAGTTCTTGTTGTTTCGTTATTTACGCATTCTGAATATGCGCTCCATTCCGATAGTACACAATTTACCACTTCGGGTGGTGCTTCATTTACTGGCAGTTTACGTAAATCTTGTATAATTTCAAAATTAGTTTCAAAGGTTTGTAAATCGGTTGTGTATTGGTTTATAATATACCTTTTTTCTCTTATAATTATACGGTCGTTTAGTTCTAAATTTACAATTTCTAAAAAAGGCAGTCGCATTTTTATCTTAATCATACGGCTTTTAATGTCGTATAAATTTTTCAAATAGTCTAAGTAGTAATTTCTAAATAAAGTATTATTAATGGGCTGTAAAAGGTATGAGCTAAGTTGAACGCCAAAGTTAAGGGTGTGGTTTTCACTCAAATAACTTACATCTTGACCGAAAACATTGTAAGCAGTAATTTCAGAAGTAGTAACTCCATTGTTAAAATAAAAACTTGTTGCTTTATTTTCGTACTTGTATAAAATTACAGGCTTAGGAATGTAGGGTTTTAAATCCTTGTTAACAGCAAAAGCTACTTGTAAATCCGTATTGGTAAATTTTGTAAATACTAGGCTTTCAAATGGCAACTTTATATTATAATCGCCACCGTCATTGCCTAACTCAAAAGTTAAATTACCATGCTCAAGCTGGTTGGCCTCAAAGTATTGAAAGTTTAAAATACTGTTACTTTCTTGATATTCAAAATTTATATTATTGTAATTTTTTACCTTATCAACTTCAAATGTAGGCTCGGCATATTCCGTAAAGTCTTTTATTTCCCCATCTAAATACCACTCCTCTATTTGTTGCAATTCAAAGTTAATGCCATCCTTACTTATTGCAGTAAGATTAAAAGCCTTTAATATGCCACTAAAATAATCACTTACTTTAATGTCTGGTGCTAGAGATGCTATACCTAAATCAATAGCTATTGTAGCACTTCCTAAAATTGTCATCTCAAAAGTAGTAGTCGGTAGTGATGGATCAACTTCTGTATATGATGTATAAACTTCTATGTCGTATGTTACCGCCGCATCGGTTTGTATTTCTACATAATACTCGCCTAGTTCTTGCGCAGGTAAAGCTATCTCTGTGGATGTACCCTCGCCAACAAATGACAAAAATTCAACATCATTTTGATATACTTTTATAACGTAATTTGTAGACGAATTAAAACTAATCATTACACTATGCAAATGGTCTATAAAATTATCGCTTTCAAAATAATTATAAACCCACTTATTTTGGGCAGCATCTAAAATTAACAATCCACCACTTCCTGTAATAGTTTCTAAGTTTCCTTTTTGTAATATAGAAAAGGCTTTTATAACATCGGTATTTTTTAGCCATAAATAAGCCTGTGTAAATCTTGACTGGCTTAAAAAACTACCTGTAAAATTAACGCCATACTTAGCTTCTATGGCATCAAATATTCTAGGAGCTTTTATGGCAGGAAATAACTCTTTGTAATCAATAGCTCCACCCGATACGCTTATATCTTCAATACCACCGCCATAATTCCACAAACGCAAAGAACTGATTAATGGAAACAAAACATCTAAGTCGTTTGTGGTTTGTATTCTAGTCTTTACATCTTCGCCACTATAAGCAAAAGTATAAGCGTTTAGCTCATCAATATCAATTAACTTATCTTCGCCAAATAAATCAGTCAAACTTTTTAGAACTCCAAAGAATGTAATTTTATAACTTTCTGGCTTTCCATTTTTTACGCTTGCACCTTCCAATCTCCACCTACCAGTTTTAAAAATAGCGGTGTCGATTTCTATGTAGCCGTTTAAGTTTAACCTTTGGTCAAATCCATTGTTTAGTGTATTTTCATACCAATGTCTAAAAATCTTATTATTGTTATCGCTTGCTGGTACGGTAAAGCTTTGAGAATAATCGGTAAAGACTTTTGAAATATCATTTACATTTTGAATGGAAGATGTAACGCTTATTTTCTCATCTTCAAAAGTTTCAATTCTAAAGGTGTTATTTCCGTTCGTTATGTAAAGCGATGCTATCATTTATATTTTATCGTTTATAAGTCCAAAATTATAACTGAAATCAATTTCGTAATTAATATTGTTATCTTTTAGTCTAGTCTTATAATCTAAAGTTTTTGTTCTTAAAAGAACTGGTATTCTGTCTAAAAAAATAACGTTTGATGTTAGCATATTTTGTAATAACTCCGAGTAATTTTCAGCTACAAAGCCTGTATTCATTTTGATACTTTTAGTAGCTTGAAAATTATAAGTTTGTGCCTGACCTATTAACGGGTTATAATTAACGTCCGCTTGCATACTATTAAACTCTTTACTTTCCACGCTTAGACTTTCGCTTTTAGCCTTGTAGAAGATAATTGTTTCCCATCCCCCGAAACGGTTTATGTATTGGCATTTTACAGGGGTGTAGATATTAAAACATTCCAGTAATGCACTTGTTGTTATAATTATAACTCCGTCTGCTTTTAAAGTGTTTAAACCATTTTGCAAGGGCAGTTTGTATAAATTGCCAGTTGAGTAAAAAGTAGGTAAGGCATTCCATTGCATTTCTCTTTCGCTCGCATCTACCCAAACATTTACATACTGGTTATGATTGTATTTCACAATAGGATTAAACAAGGGTATATCCGTTGCTGTATTGCTTTGATTATAGCCATTCATGTAGTTTGTATACCCATTTAAACATACAAAAGTTTCGGTACTTATAACGGTAATATCATCGTATAAAACTTCTATTTTGCAAAACGACCACATCTCGGCATCGTCAACAATTACGGTCTCAACATTAGGTGCTATTGGATTAATATATTCCTTTGCATAGTTAGAAATGTTAAAGCTAAGGTTTCTATTATTTACACTAGGCACGAATTTTTCAAGTATGTAAGTCGGTAAGGTGGGCTCGGTATCTAGTTTATTCCAAATGTATAATTTAACAACCGCCTTTGCCTTATCGCTCGGTACGTTTGTTTCAATAAAATATGGACTTCTTATAAATATTTTTTTCATTGCTTTAAACTTGATTTTAATAACTTGTCGACTTCTAAACCATAAGCCTTTATTAATTGATCTGGTAAAGTCTTAAACGCTTCTTCAAAAGGCTTGCTAAAAAATTCACTCGGTGCAATTCCTTTGTTCCAGATGCTTCTACTTATTAAAAATGCGGTGCTTTCAAATGATAAAAATCTGCCATTTACCCTATCCCTAAATTGAAACCTCCTGTCTTTTACCCATTGCCTAATAGCTGCACCCAATCCAATACCACCACTACCAGAACCTGTGCCAAATCTATAAGGACTGTTTGGGGCTTTTGTTGAGCTTGTTTTACCTCTTACTCCTTTGTCTTGAAACATTCCGTAATCTTCCATCGAAAAGTAAATCCCGATACTATTTGGCATAACAAAAGTTTCGCCTTTTATACTATCGCTTAATTTACCTTTTACATTTTTATCTTTACGGCTAAGGTTTTGTTTAGCTTCGGTTACCACATATTTGCTAAACTTTTCTAGGCTTTCTTTTAGCATGACTTGTTATTAAAAGCCAAAGTTATTAAAACCGAAAACCCATCTAAGCCATTAGCAAAAGCCTTATCAATTTGAAACGCTCCTGATGCGTTTAGATACTCTATGTTATTTTCGTTTTGTAAACGCTCTATTTTTGCTATTAATTCCCTTAAAACATCATAAGTAAGCGTCCAGTTATCCCAACGATTATCATTGCCTTTAAACTTACTGGTTATTTGCTTTTTGTTTACGTCTCGAATATCTAAAACGGTAACCTCGTATGTTATTTGATTGGTGTTAAAATCGTTTGCGCTTACCCTTATGTTTGCCATTGGGTAAAGGTCTTTTTTATTAAAGTCTATTTCATCTTCATTGGCTGAAAATAAAGTTTTGATACGCTCGTCATCGTTTAGATGTCCAGCTATTAAATTAAGTCCTTCAAATATTGCGTTTCGCATTGTTTATTTGTAATTTTTCTTCTTCGTTTTTGTCGTGTAAAAAAAGCAAATGCGTAAATACTTCATTGATATTTAACTTCAATACTTTTTTAAATTTTAGCCTATCATTACCAGCGATTGCGTTAATTGATACATACCACCCCCACTCTTGTCCAAAGCTTGACGCTCCAAATCCGTTAGATTTTTGTTGATATAGTCTGGCATAGCGTTCAGTAACTCGTTCAATAAATTGTAAAAAAAAACAGTTGCACCAATATAAGCAGATGTCGGGGCGTTTTTCATTACCTCTGCATACTTATCTGTCCCGCTGTATTTTTCTATTGAATAAAGGTCTTTGTGTTGCTTTTTAATTGGACGGTACATAACTGCCATAGCCTTAAAAATATCTTCTTTAAGGTAGTTTTCTATGTCTATAAACTCGCCACTTGTAACCGTTTCTAAATTAGGAATAAATCCAAATTTAATACCGTCAATAGTAAAGTGTTCTATGGTATTGACTTCCTTAAACATCAAATCAATCGACTCATAAATCCTGTCAATGTCATTGACTGCTATTGTAGATACTAGCTCGAATGATAGGTTGCAAATTATAGAAATTACTTTTAGTTTAGTCAAGGTTTCAC